ATGCTCTCTCTTGTGGGATAGTAGCGGCGTCAACTGTGTTCGTGGCCGCTTGCTGTTGTAGGGCTTGCGATTGCAGCGCGGCGTTGTTCGCCTGCTGTTGCTCAGGAGACAGGATGTACCGGCCTTTGTCCACACCGTTGCCCGCCGCCATATCGCTGATGATGTTGTCAGCGTTGAGGATCGAACGGGTTTGAGGCTGGATGCCGTCGAGTGCAGCAGCGTCACCTAGGAATGCACGCATGCGTTCCAGATCGCCGTTGCGGGACAGTGCGTCCAATCCAGTGATTACCACCGGCTTGATCTTGGTGCCCTTTATGTTGACCTTCGCCTTCTTCAGCAGCCACCCAGCGAGTGGGCCTTGGATGCTGAGTGCCAGTCGGCTGTACACACCACCGAGGCTGCCCTCAAGCTCCATGATCTGCATGCGAATTTCTTCGGCAGTCACACGCTCAGCTTGGCGGGTCACGGCGGACGACAGCAGGAAGCCAGCGCCGAGGCGTTGCTTGTAGTCGTTGCCGATGGCGAGGATGGTTTGTAGCTGCTGGCCGATGTTGGCGAACACCAGCTCAAGGTCACCCTTGATGCCGGGGATCACGTCGCCGTTCTTCGACAGGCTCATGTCCTCAGGGCGAGTCATGCCACCGGGGTTGGCCAGCCACTTGAACTGAGAGGCGAGGATCGCGCCGTCAGCGGTAGCCTCTGCAACTTGGTCGTTAGTGGCGAAGTCGTTTGCGTACTCCTCAACACGGCCAATGCCATAGTGCTGGCGCAGCGGCAGGCGCCACGTCAATGCACGGTACGGGACGTTTTCAGGCTTGTACTTGCCGACGTAATCCTCACCGAGGTTCACGTCTTCTACCCAGAAGGATTCACGGTACATGCCCTTGACGAGCTTGACCATCTTGTAGGTGCAGACCTCCTTGTCGTAGTCGCAGGCGCCACGGGCTTCGCTGTACTTCTTCTGTGCATCCTCCTCCAAGTCCTCAAAGCGGACCTGTTCGCGGATGACGAGGCAAGTGGTCACACCCTTGGCATTACGCCGAACGGTGTAGTCACGAACTCCTGTGAAGACCAGCGTGTCGCCGGACATATCCATGAGGACGTTGCCCAGTGTGACCAGATGTGCCATGCCCTCGTACAGGGATTCCCGGCAGCCCTCGCGCTCCAGCTCGGCCATCGCATCGCGCTCGCCTTGGGCCAGTGCGTCGGTGATCTCGCCTTCAGCAACGCCGAGTTTGTCGGACAGTTCCTTGAGCAGGTTGTTGTCCATGCCCAGTCGGAAGAACGGGCGGGATGGTGCGAACATAGCGTTCATCAGCTTGTTGGTTAGGTGCGTTACGCACTGCGCCCCAAGACTGGTGAAGCCGTTTGTAAGTTGGTCCTGCTCTGCCTGATAATCCTCGTCAGGCAGAATCGACGGGATGGTAAGCTGTGACAGCCGCTCAAAGCGGTCGATCATCACCTGCCGCATACCGTCTTGTGCGTCGAACTCTTGCTTAGCTGAGCGGTCGTAGTTCATGCGTCACCTCAAATGCGGATTGCCGGGCCACCTTGGCCAGCACCCACGGATGCGGTGTTGAACTTCTTGCGGCGGGCAGTAGCGGAGTCAGCCTTGCCACCGAGCTGCACGTCAGCCTCAGCTTGATCTACTGGCTTCAGTTGATCGGCTGCGGCCTGCGCAGCGGAGCGGTCGTTAGCCAGCTGGATTGCATTGGCGGATGCACGGGCCTGCTCTACTGCTTCCGCAGAGGCTTGCTGTGCTTGTTGCGTAGCAATTTGCATCTGGGTCTTGGCCAGATTGTCTGTTGCGGCAGCGGCGCCGTTGTCAACGACTGGCGCAGCACCACCGAGGATTCCCTTCAGACCACCGGTTTCCCCGTAGACTGAACTATCCCCAACGAGGCCACCTGACAAGGCGCCCACTGCTTTACTGCCCCAGCCGTCGCTACCAGACGCACCAACGGTGACGACCTTCGCTGCTACTTTGGCAATTTTCTTAATCTTCTTACTCATGGCAATTCCTTGACGAGTTCTATGGTGGAGAGTCTCGCACCTGTCTTCTCGAAAAGACGGGCCAAGCCCCGTTGCCGAGTATTGGCCCTAGTACCGAGAGAGTACATGGTGCAACCAGCTGCTGCGGCCATGATAGCCATAGCAGTGGTAATTTCAGACACGTCAGCGCCAGTGTCGCCAGCGAACGGTGCGTTGAATTCTTCAGCGAGGACAGTTTCCGCCACGAACCACGGCTCAACCACGTCTACCGCGATGATCGAGTTACCAACATACAGGAACATGTATTCCTGCATGCAGTGATCGACCAGCGTTTCGGGTGGATTGACGTTTCGCCATCCAGATTCTGTCATCTGCTTGTGTAACCAACGTAGCGCAGCAAGCACGTCTTTTCTGACGGATGCTTCTGAGTCCATATAGTGAGCCAATTGCCCGTTTTCGATCAGGTAGATCTTAACGGCTGACATACGCTTCACCTATGCGGGCAAGCACGCACTGGACACCAAGCTTGAAAGCTGCCTCGTCTTTATGGCTGTTGCCGTTGATAACAGGCGCACCGAAGCTAGCACAAAACTTCTTGTACACTTCTGGAGCCATTACCCACACCTGTTCCTTAACTACTACAGGCTGTTGTACTGCTTCCAATTCAAATCGTAGACCATCTGCTTCTTTACGCAGAGCCACTGCTTCTTCTGACTTGATTGCCAGTCGCTCTTGGTAGGATTCCAGCTCATGTTTCAGAAGCTCGTTGGCTTTTATGAACTGTTGTACAGCAGACTGGTACTGACCTACTGATAGGTCATAGTTCTGTATTACTTCCTTTCCTACGATTGACAGTAACTTACGTTTCACACTGTTGCAGATAGATGAAAACATGCGATAAATCTCCGTAGTCCATATAGTGAGCCAATTAGCCGCAGAAGAAATACTGCGACTGATGGACCAGATTGATGTCGAGTTCACCCACGGCGGGCAGCTCTGCTTGGATTCCGTGCAGGTCTTTGAACTCTTGCAACGGGTTATGGTTGGTGTACATGTCAACGAAAGTCTTGCGGATCAGCTCGTGCAGCTTTGCAACGTCAGGAGCAAGAGCGCCGTAATCGTCGTGAATGAAAGCCAAGTGACCAAGACCTGCTTCCTCCGCCGCGCAAATAAGAGAGTGCATATGTGCAGCATCACAGCTATGCACAAAGTTAGGAGCAATGCCATTACGGTGGCCACGCTTATCCACCTCGGCGCTCATTGCGCCTACCTTGATCTGAATGCGAACGTCGCCCAGCAGCCGGGTGTTGATCCGGGTGGACTCTACCTTGTTGTACCGCTGGCGAACAACGAACCCGTTCGGCGCTCTCCACGTTGGCAGAGCCTCGCCGTTGAGTATCAACTCGTCGCTAGCGTCTTGCAGCCACTTCATCGCCTCTGGAGCCTTGACCACCACGTCAGCGATGGCCTGCCACACCTTGTACGACAGCCAGCTACTGGCCCGGTTGTACTCATCCTTCATGAATTCAGGCGCTTGGCCCTTCTTCAGGTACTCCTTGAGGATGAACTCTGCACAGCTGAACCGAGTTGACCCGTATGGAAGCGTCATCACCGACCGCTTGACCAGACCACGGGATAGGGTGTGCGTCTTCCAGCGTTGTGCTATTGCTTGATCGTCGTCCGGCGCTTGGCTAACCAGTTCAGCGGTACGGACAGCCACGAGAGCGTAAATGTCTTGTTTGCGTAGTGACGGAACGAGGTTCGTCGCCACACCGCCAGCCTCATCACGCAGCATTGCTGAGAAATGTTGAAGCCCATTGCAGCTCCCATCTTGGCCGAGCGGAAGCCTAGTCTGAAATGACTGCGGATATGCACGCCAGTCAGCGTACTCGTAGCACCACGCCAAGAATTGGAATGGACAGTCAGCCTCTGCCCATTGTCTATGAGATACAGGGTCTGCCGCGATAGCGAGAAATAGCTCATGGTTTTCGTCCACCCACTGGATGCGTTCCTGTAGGCTGCCTTTGTCGTTCCCGAACCGGCTGGATGCCGCGAGCTTGAACCAGAACTGAGCGTCCACAGTGTTGATAGGAGCGCCGTCGCAAGCCATCAGGAGCGCCTTCTGGAGGTCGCTACCCTGCGGGCTGACGCCGCTGGTCATGGCGTACATCCGACCACGGAAGTCGAACTGGTACACGAAGTAGAGCGGCTGGCCACGGAACTTGCGGGCAACCCGCAGAGCCTCGTAGTACCGTCCCCACTGCACACCACGGATCTTTGTCTCGGTGTGCCACTCCCTGACGCTGGCCTTCCACGACTGGAACTCAGCGAGCTGCTCAGGGTTCATAGCCTCCTTGCCCATGTCCTCGTCCAGCCACTCAGGGCGGTCGGGCTTCGGCATTTCCGCCTGTGATAGCACTTCGCCCACGTCGAAGTATTTGCTGACCAGATCCACCGCGTCGAGGATACGGCTGTTGATGGCCCACTTGTCGCGCTGTAGGCGATTCAGGGCACGCAAGGAGCTGGGTGGTATATCGGCCTCATCCTCGACATACGGCCTGCCACGGACGCAGCAGGGGCTCTGGCGACGCATGTCATCCGTGTGGAACCCGCCGTCGTTTGGGCTCACCCAGTCACGGGGTGGCTCAATGCAAGGCATTACCATCGGCGAACCACCCGCAACAAACTCGGTGATCTGCCCGATCAGGCCCTTGATGTCGTCGGCCACGTCGATGAGGAGGGTCGGCTTACGGCGCAGGACGACCTGTGACAAGGATACCAGCCCGATGTCACGGGCGAGGTATAGAAGGATACTGCCTACGGCGGCGCAGTCCTCAGTCGTCCACACAGGCAGCGCTATGCCATTGCTCTCGGCCTCCCGCTTGAACACCACCATCCGGTGCTTTTCGCTCTTGGTCATGCGGCGTTCAAAGTCGTTGACCAGCGTGTAGTACAGCTTGGGGTTGATCTCCTCAAACTCCGTCAGCAGCTTCTCGCCGTACACGGAGCGCCCCAGCTTACTGGCCATCGCCGTGAGGCGGTTGTCCTCGTCGGACACGCAGGCCAGCACGGAGCGCACCGTGATGAACGACAGCACCAGCGGGTCGAAGGTACGCAGGAAGCCTTTGCCTCGCGCCCTTGGGCCGCTGCCATTGTCGGCGCAGTACTCCTTCACCAGCTCAGCAAGAGGCAGGACGAACCGCCGATACACCGCTTGGGCATACGGGTTGTTGTGCGCCTGCCCTTTATCCTCGTTGTTCTCGATGTGACGCAGGGCTCGTGCCCGGCCGCCGTCCAGCATTTCTTGCTCAAGCTCGATCTGGTTCATTCACTAGGCTCTGTCTTGTCGTGTCGGATTCGTTGGAAACGTGGTTCGCGTAGCTGGCCGTCTGGGGTCAGTCCGAGTGCGTGTACTTCAACAATCTGACCACGGATTCCTCCGAGGGCGTACAGATCCTGCGGATTGAAGTACTTGCGACGCTCGTCATTCGTGAGCTTGCCGCCAGAAACTGTGACAACTTGCCCGCGCCACTCAACCAGCAGCGCTCCGACCATGCCGGTGAACTTCCCCTCGCCCTCAACCACGCCACGGCAGCGAAGGTCAACGCTAATGTGATCCTTGACCTTGATCGTCTGACCTTTCTTGCCGTCTCCAGCAGTCCAGTCACCACCGTATGCTTTTGCAACATAACCATCTGTGCCAAAGACATGGCCCCACTCCCGAAGCTGCTTGATGCCGTTGTCGGATTCTTCCAGCGCCGCGTCCGAGTAGACGAACGTGTGGGCCAGCTGGACTTTGTTGTCGCCGGTGTGGTTGCGGACGCTGTGGGCATTGGACAGGCGCATCCACCGCGCCCCATAACATACGTTGTCAACACCGCACATGAACTCCCGCATTGGAACGTAGTCAAACAGCTTGTACACCAGCTGCGACTTGGAGCGGTCGTCGCTGTACTGGCGGCGGTACATCCCGCTGATGTCCTTGAACTCCATGCCCGCTGACCACACCTCACCGAAGTAGGCGCCGTCCGGGTAGTCCTTGTCGATCAGCTCTTGCAGGATGTGGGCGCAGGACAGAACGATGTTCCCTTCCCGGCTGTACATTTGGGCGCTGTCACCGCGCTTCAGCACGATACCCATGCAGCCATCGTACTTAATCTGCCACAGCCACTTGTCCGTGCAGACAGATTCGATCCGCTTCTTGGCTTCAGCACACAAGTTGCGGAACTCGACTGGCTTGTGTACCAGATGGCGACGGGCCGGGAGATCAAAGAAACTCATAACCAGCGTCCTCCGCATCCGACTTCAGTTCGTCGTATTGTTCTTGGGTGATTGCACCGCCGCGAAACGCAGCGTCCACATTCATCAGTACGGCCCCGACCGCAGTGTCATTCTGAATGTCGATGGCACATTGCAGGCTGTCGGACAACCCACGGAATACTGGGGTTTGGAAACACTCTTGCATAACTTACTCCTGATAACCTGTGTATTTGCGCCATTGAACTTTCGCACCGTTAACGAGGAAGCCCCAAGTTCCACGGTACTTGCCGGTAATGAAGATTGTCCAAACACCACCGGGTGACAGATACTTGATTGCGTGATACTCGCCGAAGTTGATCTTGGCAGTATCGCCGCGAGTGCGCCAGAAGCGTACAACCTTGCCGTTGACCAACCGGTTCTCACGGTAGCCACCCTTCAGGATGATTGTCCGTGCGTTCCATGGGTGGTCGTGCATGTCCCTCGCATCGTCCGGCAGACAGATGTGATGGATGCGGATGCTTATTGGGAACCTGTTCTTGCTGCCCGAGGACTCCGCAGGGTATGGATTAAACAGCCACCAACGGCCCATGTACAGTCCACGCGGGTGGTAGATGTGGGTGTAGGGCGTCTTCATTGCTCGACGGATTAGCCAGTCGGCCACGCACGGCGTCGAAACTAGCCGTGCTATCAGTTTCCAGAACATCATGTCACCGTTTCAGGAGGGCGTCACCATCGACGCAGGGGTACGGGCGGTCATCAGTCAGCGTGCCGTTGTGTTCGGCGTCGATGATGATTGCAAGGCAAGCCATTGCATGACCGAGGTTGTGGATTCCACTGTCGCTGGCGTTCTGCTGACCGCAGTCAAAGTACAGGCCGATGTGCCGCAGAGCAGCGTCAATGTAGACCGTAGCCGCCACACCCTTCTCACGCCAGTTGGCAGCACCATACTTAGCAGCTCCGTCAGCGAAGGCTTGGTTGACCGCCACCTGTGCAGGCAGCGGCAGGAACCTAAGGCTGTGCTTCTTGGCGCCTTGGATCGACTTCGGATTGCCATCCGGGTATGGGGCAGCATGAGCTGGGCTCATCGCTACACTCCGTGACCATACGCAGTTGTCCGCCTGTTCGCCAGTCGTGCAATAGCACTCATCAGACGCCAGTGAGCAGCATACGGCGAGCTTCTGGGGAGTTGAGCAGCTTGCGCCCACGGAGCCAACCTCCGCAGCCTTTGCAGTGGTATCGCTGGTAAACGCCGACGTCGGTTTTGTAGGTTCCACGTTTCTCTATCTCCTCGCTACCGCAGCGGTTGCAGCACGGTGCGTCTGGGTTTATGTACAGGCCATAGTTCGGGTGTCCCTTCATCCACGGCAGCATGATGAGGTACAGTTCTTCCATCGACGTAACGTCTTGGATGTTGTACTTCTTCATGGAGCGCCACGCTTTCGGGTTACCCTTCAGGCACTCCTTCCACAGCTCAAAGCCGGGGAACTCATTGTGCTTGATCTTCTTCACGCTGCACAGCTTGTCGGTCATGTATTCCAGCTTGTTGCTGGTGAACCCGAAGCTGGACTTGGCCTGCTCCAGTGTATCGACGATCTTGTACGGCGATGGTGGCGGGAACCCGTTGAGGATGAACCGGGCGTTGATCTTCTTGGCGTCGAAGCGGCGGCCGTTTTGTGCCACAATTACGTCAGCTTCGTCAAGAAACTTCCATAATTCTGCCAGCATAGCGGTGTCGTCTTCATCGTCCCACGACTTGCGCTTGTCGGTGTAGTGGATCTTGGGATCACCAAGCCACTTGAAGCAGTACGACAGGATGTACCAGTCGCGCTCAATCATGTTGAGTCCGACGTTGTTCATCCACAAGCCCCACACCGCAGCGCGGATGGGTGCGGTTTCGATGTCGAGTAAGCCGATCTTGATGGCTGGTTTCATGTTGCCTCCGTCTTGGATTTGGCACGGGTCTTCCGTGCTTTTTCATTCCGAGCGAGGCGCTTCTCGTCAGTTGTTTTGTAGGTTGGGTGAAGCAGGTTGGTTGGTCCCAGCTTGTGGGTATGGAGATACTGCGCCACGCCCCCAAGGAACGCAGCGAAGGCACCGAAGTCTGACAGTCCATACCGGCCTCGGTTGTTCTCCAGCTTGCCAAGCATGGCGTTGCACCCGCTGCACAACACACCTCGTATCCAGCCATTGGTATGGCAGTGGTCGAGGCATGGAGTCTTGGGTGGTCTTCCGCACAGGGCGCACTTACCAGCCTGCCGCTGCAACAGAGTAGCCCGAACGGTGGCCACTCCTGCATACGTCAGCTTTTGCATAGGGCTTCCGCCTCCTGCTTCATTTGGGTTACGCGGGCCATCAGCCTGTTGAATGCTGGCTGCATGGTTCGCTCCACGAACGGCCCGAGATACCTCAGGCAATCGTCAATCTCTGCTGTTGCATCGCGGCGCATCCAGAGCAGCGCCATCTGCTCGGCCAAGGCATCTGGCCAACCGTCACCATAGTAGGTTCGATACAACGCACCGACCACGGAGAATGCTTTGTCGTTGTCCTGCACGTCGTTCATCTGCATGAACTTCTCGGCAGTCTTCTCGCCCATGAGCTTGGGCTTACCGCTGACACAGTACTTAGGCAGGCCGGGTATGCAGTCCACGCCGTCACCCATCAGGCACTGAAGCCAGAAGAAGTACTCGCCGTGAATGTGCCCGTCCAGTGCGTCGATGCGGAACGTCTTAGGTGCCACGAACGTGAGCAGCCATGACTTCCAGTCGATGTGCCAGCCGGGGATCATGCGCCAGTCTTTGTCAGCACAGGTCAGGACAGCCAGCTGCGGGCCGAGTACCATTGCGTGGTATGCAGCGCCGTCGTCAGCCTCTCGATCTCCCCACGTCTTGACCTTGAACATACCGCCGCCACCTGACTGCATCCACTCGCGGAGGTACGCCCAGTTCTTCGGCTTGTGGCCGGTGCGTTTGAACTGGTAGCCGTTGATTGTGGCAATGGCATATCGCATCCCCTTGGTTGAGCTGTCATCGGTAAGGTGTACAACGATCTTCTCGCAGCCACTCAGGATACGCATTCGTTCCAGCCGCTCACGGGCTGCATCACGAGCTTCACCCGGTGACGTGTTCTCGTTACCGCCGCAGTAGTAGGCGAGGTAATCGCCATCCGCCAGCAGTGTCCGCCCCGGCACAACAGCCGGGACGGGCAGAGCTTGGGGCATTGACTGCTCAGCGGCAGCTCTGGCCAGAGCCTCGGCTACCGCATCCATCACAGGCCAGCCAGCGGATCTTCATCTGCCACAGTGTTCGGGGCATCCGTGGTACTCTGCGTAGCAGACTCCACACTCGTCACAGCCGACTCCGAGCTGGCAAGCGGATCGCTCGACAGCGGGCTGTCCGCCAAGTCCAGAGCTTCCTCGCCGAGGATCGCTTTGATCGGGGAGGTCGGGAAGTTCTTCGCCTTGCGGATCGTGTCTTGGAAGCGGTTCTTGCTGCGGGCCGGACGCGCTGGCTTGCCGTCCTTCGCTGGCACCGCCTCGTACTCGCCGTCGATGTAGATCAGATCCCACATTTCTTTGCATGCGTAGTCCCACAGGAACACCTTGTTGTCTGCATCAGCGCGGGCCGGGGCAGGTACTGGCACCTTGGTCTGGTTCTCAGGGTCGAGCGGGTCGCCCTTGATAACAACCGGTGCGGTGAAGTTGTAGCCGCTTGGACCTTTGAAGGTGGCGTACTCCTTGTCACCCTTCTTGTCCATGTACACAGTGCCGAGGAAGTGCTTGCCCAGCAGCTGAGTCATGTGGGTGGCTTGGCCATCGTAGTTCAGCTGGTTGAACACCTTGAAGAAGTGGGCCTTCTCGTTGGTGGACAGCTTCTCGGTGATGGTCAGGCGCTTGCAGACCAGCTTGCCCTCAACCATTTCACCCTTGTTGACGCCGCCGTTCAGCTCAAAGATCAGCGACACATCGTTGCTGTCATATGGTGGCTTGCCGGGGATCTCGTGCTTCTGGATGCCCAGCTCGATGTAACCGATCAGGGTCACGATGGACAGGCCAGCCTTGGGTTGCTCGTAGTCGCCGCCACCGGCAGTAGCTACACGCTGGTCGTTCTGTTCTGCGGCCTTGGCCAGTGCTGCTGCGATTGCTGCTTGTGCTACGTTGCTCATGCTGCCACCTTCATATAGTCTTGACGGAGTTGTTCACGGTAATGTTTAGCACGATCCTTGACGCCGGGAATGTCGGCCTCCTCAATCATGCTGGCGCCCCATGTAGTTTCAGATGGGACGTGGACTGGCTGGTGCCAGCCGAAGTAGTACTGCATGAACTCCGATGCGGATTCCATGCAAGCATGCAGCAGTGCCGCAGCTTCAAACTTAACGTCGTTGTGGAAGTCGCCGTAACAGGCGTCGTGTACTTGGCTTACCAGCAGCCCCTTGCCACCGAAGTTCCTGCACTTGTAGAACGCACGCACTGCCAGCCACATGGCTGCCTTGGCCCACTCGCCGCCCTCACCCTGCACCGGATAGTTCTTGATCTCGGTCGGTGTGAAGTTAGAGAACTTGCCCTCGCGCTCAACTACAAACTTAGGTGACGGTTGTTCGATCCACGCATACAGCTTGTTGTCCGGCGCTCGCCAGAACCCAGTGCGTAGCTCGACCTGCTTGGCAGGGAAGTCAGGGTGCGGCACGACCTTGCGGACGCCACGCTTGCTGGCCTCAATGCTTGCCGTCAGCTTCTCATACCACGGAGTCACCTGCGGATAGCGTGCCTCGTCAGCCTTGATAAGCTCCTTCACTTCCTCAATGTCCATGCCGGTGGACAGGGAGATAGCCGCAGCCCCTGCACCATACGCCCGCTGGAATGAGTACTCCTTACTGCCCTTCCGCTGCTTGATCCAGAACGGATCTTTCTGCACCTTCACCATGTCGAGCACGAACTCGTAGTCAACGTGGTTCTTCGCGGCTGCCTTCACGCAGTGCATGTCCAGACCTGCAAGCAAGTCAGCGATCAGCTGCTTGTCACCGGTCAGGATAGCCTGAATGTAAACCTCAAGTGAGGTGAAGTCGGACTGGCAGATCACACCGTCCTTCCCGAACCTGCTGATGAACAGCGACTTGACCTGCGACTTGTCCTTACCGGACAGGTTCTGCAAGTTAGGGTTGGACGAGCTGAAGCGTGCAGTCACCGTGGCCGTGTGGTTGAACTGGCCGTGGATCATGCCGTCCTCTTGCACCTGTGTCAGCATGCCGGACTGCTCACCTGTCTTCGGATCAGTAGCGATGAAGTAGGTGGTCAAGTCCTTCTGCATCTTGGCGCGGAGGGACAGGTCTTTCAGGAATGGAACGTCACGATTACCGAGTGCCTCGATCACCTCGCCCGCTACAGAGTACAAGCCTTCAGTGGAAGTTTTCCATGCAGGGTCCGGCTCAGTGTAGCCCGGCATCTTGTACAAGCGGTCAGCCTTACGGGTCTTCTGACCCCGCTCGATGTCAGGGAGCGTGACCTGCTTGGTCTTCGCTTGCCCTTGGTTCTTGCCACTCTTGGCGTACACGATGTCAGGGTGCATCATGTCTGCCGTCGTGCTGCCATCCTTCAGGACGTAATGCACTTCCTTCTTCTGGTAGTAGACTGGTTGCAGATCGTCATCGAAGATCGGCTCGTCTATCTCGTACTTGATGTGGCCACCGAAGATCAGCGGTGACTGGTGGTGGCGGCTCGTCCACTTGAAGTCGAACGGCAGGTCAGCAGGCAGGTACTTGTCCAGCCTCTCGCCCAGCTCAGCCAGATCCTTGACCATCTGCTCGGCTAGTTCAAGCCCGCGCTCTTGGTCGATCTTCATCCCGTTGCGTTCAGCTTCGATGGTGTAGACCAGCGAGCCCATGTTCAGCATGATGGACTTGGTTTGTCCAGCAGCACGAGCACGAGTCAGCTGCCCAACGAAGCACGTCTCGGTGTTAGTCAAGTCACCGGGCAGGTACTTCAGCATCAGGTCAGCAGGAATGTCAGGCGTGTCGATGCCTGCCTCCCACATTGCCTTCACCTCATCTGGCTTGAGCACACCGCCGTAGCGTGGCGCCACCTCGTCGAGGCTAAGGTACTGCGCCTCAGGCAGCATACCCTCAAGCAGGTACTCCGCAAGCTGGCAGTCCCACAGCTGACCACCCGCTACGATCCAATCCATGTAGGCGTTGAGGTTCTCCTCGTCGCGGAAGATTGCATGCAGCAGGTCGAACTTGATGTTGAACCCGACCAAGATCTTAGGCGAGTAGTGCGAGAGCATCCTCGCCAGCCATCCCTTGGTTAGTTCCGGTGCTGACAGGCGTTGGCAATCCACTGCCAGTGCCTTGTGTTGCTTCGCTCCCGTCCACACCACCCAGTTCAGTGGATCGAACGGGTTCGCTTTCCGGTTGAACGACTTGCGGATCGTCGTCTCGACGTCCATCGTTAGCACTGACATTTAACGCAACCTCCTTGACAGTATAGAACCTGCCCTCGGTAGCAGCAAACACCACCTCTGAACATGGCGAGCGCTTCTGCCCTTCGACATGAAGTTTATTTTTGGTGAGCCCGATGAAGCGGATGTTCTCGTAGGCTTGTTCGTTCTTCTTGCCCAGCGTGATGATGAAGTCAGCCGCGCCCTGCTTACCAGTCTTGCTGTCCTTGAGCATGCCCAGCGTGGGGTAAGCCAGCCCGTCACCATCGTTGCTGATCTGGCTAGTCGCAAGTGCGATGAGCTTGTACCGCACCGCCAGTTCACGCGCCCACTGGTACATACCTTCGAGTACTTGGTCTGTCCTCTGCCCACCATTGAGCACCTCGCCGTCGAACTTGATGTTGTCGATCATGTCGAACACCACCAGTCCGGGTTGCGTCTGCTTGATGATCTCCTCAATCTGCCATGACTTGTAGCCGTGGACATCCAGCACACGGATGCGCAGCATGTCACCGCCGATGGCCGCAGTGTAGTCAGTCCAGAGTTGGCCTGCCTTCTGCAACTTGACGATCTTACTGGCTGGCAAACCAAGGCTGGCTTGAATGATCCGCTCTTGGATACGCTCGCCCGGCCCCTCGTTGTTGAACCAGATGATAGGGCGGTTGGCGTTCTCGTAGTAGGCTGGCAACTGGGTGGCCATGAACGTGATGTTGTCAGCGATGAAGCTGGTCTTCCCTGCATCAGGCCGTGCGGCCAAGATGCCGAAGTCACCAGCACGCAGCGGACGCATGCTCAGGTTCAGTGCCTCTGTTCTCCAGCGGATGCCGGTGTTGTTCACCGCGTCCTTGAACAGGTTGTCGCCAATGTCCACGAACGGGATCTTCACCTTGCGTTCGCAGTCAGCCTCGTGCTCGTCGATCACCTTGCGGACCAAGCCGCCGATGTTGATCTCCTCGCCACGGGTCCAGCGGTCAGCGATGTCAGCCACCAGCACAGCGAGGTTGGCCTCCAACAACTTGGCCACCACCACAGCCTTGACTTCAGCGTTGGGCTCAGCTGCGCACTGGCTAAAGATCTGCCGGTACACTGCCATGTCCTCAGGCTTGACGCCACGGTGCTGCACTGTAAACCATGTGGCAAACTCACCTTGTAACGGGATCACCTCACAGTCAGGGAACTCATTGAAGTACTTGCCGAAGTCGGCGAGCACCGTTGTTGTACGCATGTCGAAGGCTCGGTCATTCACCGTGCGGTGTAGACGGAGGTACTCCTTCTTCTGCTTCATGACCTGCAACAGCGTGATGTCAAGTGACATTCATCTGCGCCTCCTGTATGAACTGCGCCACCTCGGCGCGGCTGTGGAACTTCGGATCTTTCGGGCTGTTGATCTTGGCATGCTTGACACCGGCCAGTGCCAGTGTGCGGGATACCTGTGCTGCTCCATCCCACCCGGCTGGGTCAGGGTCGAGCCACACCAGTACCGGGCGCCCATCAGCCATGACCTTGGCCAGTACCTCAGGGCACAGCTTCACACCCATGAGTGACCATGCCTCTGCCGCCATGCCACAGCGCACAGCAGACAGGATGTCCTCGGTGAATACAATGACAGGGCCGCTGCCAAAGCGTGGCACTACGGAGCCACGAGGGACTACTGGGTTGATGTACTTCGCACCCTTGTCACCAAAGATACGCCGCGCCTGCCAGTAGATCAGGTCGCCGTTGTCCAGCACGGGCAGTACCACCCGCTTTGTTTCCTCGTGATAATAGATCCCGAGATCGGCTATGTCCTCGTTGGTGAGGGCTGCCTTGTACAACCAGACACGGGCCTGCAAGGGCCATGATGCGAGGTCGAAGTTGCATGGCATGGGTGGTCGCGGGTCACTCTCGATCACCGCCTCTGCCTGTGCCACGGCGTCACGCAGGGCCAGCCGCTCGACGAGTCCGGGCAAGGGCTTACCCTTGAATCCTTTGTCATCACAGCGGAAGCAATAGCCCGACCACCCGTCCAGTGTGTGGTTACAGATCAGCGTGTGACCCGGCCCACAGTCGTGCGGGAACCTGCCCTTACCACCGACAGCCAGAGTCTCGGCATGATGCAGCCATGACTCCAGCCGCAGGCTCATAGTACACCGGCTATCTTCAGGCAAACCCAGCCTGATGCAATGAAACACGGAGTCAAGACTGCTGTGCATCCCAGCAATATGTTGCGGTAGTAGTTGCGCTCAGACTCGCGCAGCTTTGCTAGGGCTACCGCAAACTCTTTTTCGGCACTCATGCTGCACCAAAGATACCGAAGGCTGCCACGATGTCATAGCCGAACCGGCTAGCCACCGCGATGAACAACCAGAGTGGAACCTTGACTTGCTGCTCGATGAACTTAACCATCAGTGTCTACTCCTACAACATTACTTCAGCCCACCAGACGGAAGCGGGGAATGATTTCTTCGCCACGGTACAAGACACCAGCGAAGTTCGACAGGCTACGGGTGTAGACATTACCGTCGGCCATAGAGGTATGGACTACGACCACCTCACCCGACTCGTCATGCGCCAGAGCGTTCACGACGTAGCGCTCGCCACGCAGGAAGTGTTCGTACACATTGTCTTTGATTGGCATATCCATCAATGTCTGCTCCCATAATACTGCTTCATGATCTTGAGGCGATTGGCACGAGCGTTACCTTCCAGCGCCATGACCGCTGACTTCACCATCAGCTCAAGCTGCGGGTGGTCGAGCTGGATCTTGATGCGGTTGTAGAACTCGCCGTCATCGCAGTGAACGTACAGGTCGGTGTCGTCCCGCACGGTGAACCAGTGTAGCCCGACCACACCCTTCAGGCTGGCCGTGTGCTTGATGTCTAACAGGTAACTCACTTGACTTCACTCCAGAATACCAACAGATCTCGTCGGCCTTCGGTGACTGCACGCCCACGGTGCAGCGTCGTCTTGCCATTGAACAACAAGGCGTGCCCCTTGGGCAGTGGGTCTAGTTGTATGTTGGCAATCGGGCCAGTCCTCAGGTCAGTGCCACCACCTTGGAACTCGCCGGGGTTCATGCTAACAACGACAGTGATGTCGCTGTCTATGTCAACGTGCCAGTTACCGTGGCCCACTGCATGCGGCTGGTACTTGGCAAACTGCACGGTCTGCAATTCCTCAGGCTCAACGCCCATCAGGATGTTGCATACCGGGCCGTACACTTCATGGAACAACTTAGCCAAGCAGGTAGCCAGCTCGATGCAGTGCTCCTGTACTACCAGCTCAGGGATTTGGAACGGCACATCCTCCGCATCGTTCACCTCGTACTCTGCCATTGCTCTGGCCTCAGCCAATAACAGATCGCAGTACTCAGGTGCAAGGAACGGCATGGTGTAGATGCCGGGGCGGATGGTGTACTTGTTGAGCCAGCTCAGTGCAGCCCTGTCCTCAGTGAACAGCACTCGTGGCAGCTCTTGTTGGCCCTCGTCCAGCATGCGGGACAGACGCCGTAACGCAGGCAAATGGAGGCGCAGCTCACTATGGAGCCACGCCTCCCGTGGTACACAGGTTGTCCCGTCTACCGGCTGGTGCAATTACAGCACAACAGCGTTCAGTGCAGCCTCAGTTTCAGGCGACACGGTGGACAGCAAGTCGTCGATCTCGTTGGACGCGCCCTCACCCCGTGCTTCGGCTTCTGCTTCAGGAGCAGGCAGACGTAGGCCAGCAACTGGCACTTGGTACACAGCAGTGGCCAAGCCTTCGCCGCTGATTACCTTGGCGACAGACTTGCCGTCCACTTCACCGATGGCGATGATGCTACCACGCAGGGTACGCTTGGTTTCGGCACGGCCCAGATCGAACTCGACGGTGCTGCCAGCGGCGAGGTTGGCCAGCGCCTGCTCGGCGTCGCGCTCTGCTTCCAGCGCCTTGGCCTTGCTCAGTGCTGCTGCGGACTGGTCGTAGTAGGCTGCGATCTTCTCGTCACGGGTCAGGACTTTGCGGGCTGGGGCTGCTTGATTAACTTCGGTCATGATTCTATTCTCTCGATAGGTTGGTGGGCGAAGATGTGCCCGCACTACACACTGTTACCGACACCGGTGGTTACCCTGCTGTGACCGCAGGCAATGTGTAGTACAAACTTTCTCAGACCATATAGTGAGCCAGTCCTAGATTGCCCTGACTCCCTTCTCATGGATGCACAGCTTGAACAGCAGGTCGGCATCGACAGTCTTGTCAGCCTGCCATGCCTTAAGTGCAGCGTTGGCGCATGCCCTCATTACTTGTGCGTTGTAAGAACCCAGCCTGTCACTAAGCACAGGTGGTGTTGGGTTGACGCGGCCATCGCATCCAGTCACTGCTATGCAGACCGCGACCAGAATTGCTGGCCGGTTAATCATTCGATCACTGCCTTCAGCTTGCTCGCCAGTGCCGAGGCTTGGTCTGCATGCCGCTCGTTGATTTCAGTATCCACCATCAGGCTGTGCCGATAGATGGCGCCCTGCTTCTGCATGTTCTCGATGGCCTTGACCTCTGCCGCCTTGTGGTTGTCCCACTTGGTGGTTAGATGGTTGGCCTTCTTCGCATGCTTGCTCGCCTCACGGGCCAGCAACTTGACTGCGATTGCGATAACACTGGTCAGTAACTTGAGCATGGCTTACTCCTTGGTAACGACGATGGTTGCTTTAACTTTATCCAGCACGGCGCACACTAGGTACACTGCACCGGGCTCCTCGGTCGCCCACTTCTTGGCGAGGTTGTCCGCTTCGACCTTGTTGATCTTGATGTCGGACTGCTCGCCGCTGTCGTTGGCACTGACCACGATGTAGCCACGCACTGGTGGCACACCCACCGTAACAGGTGCAGCCAGCTTAGGATCAGGCAGCTTGGGTCTGTTGTTCTGCTCAACGAACGCAGCCTTGCCAGCTGGCGTCACATCCCACCGTGCATACTGGCTGTTGTCCTTGTACGTTGTGACCAGCCCAAGGTCACGCAGTTGCAGGCCAATGAATGGGACGTGACTAGTCGTCCACTTCTTACCGCCACCGAGGTGCTCGGGGTTGGTGGACAGGAACTGCGCTAGCTTGTCGGTGCGTCGGTTGTCAGTGACATACGAGCACAGCTTGCCGAGCAGGAAGAACTGATCGTTAGTTAAACTCATGGTCGAACTCCTCTTGCATGGCCAGCCCTACTGCCAGCATGCCGTCGTGTTGCATGGCTACGTCAACGCCGGTGGCTGGACCGAAGCCCAGCCCGGCAATCAAGTCAGGCACATCCTCGTGGATGCTGTCAGCGTAGGCCAACGCATCGTCCTCGGATATGAAGTCGTCATCGTGTCTCATCGTATGAAGTTCCTGAACTGGTTAACTTGTCTAGCGAAGCGACCACCCCAAGCGGCGCGGTCTCTGTTCTGTTGTTCTACCTGCCACCAGTCCCGCAGGGTGGCGAGGATCTCAGCCGGGATGCGGATGTTCTGTACCATCAGCCTCTCGTCAGGCAGGGCAGCACCACGAGGCAGGAAGCATGGCTCACGCTCGGGCATAATGGCGAACTGCACCACCCCACCGCAGCCATGAATCCTATGGTCTGGCCAGTCCTGTGCTGCCTCACCCAGCTTACGCACTTGCTCCGGCTTCAGGTTGCACTCACGCACCCAGTACGCCAGCCGTGCCTCACGCTTATCCTGCCTAGCTCGTGTACGTTGAGCAAACGGGCGCTTGTCATGGTGCCGTGCAACCCGCTGCTCAAGTGCAGCGAAGTCCATCAGCGCCATGTCTGGATTCCACTGGATCTTACCCTCGTGTTTACCCGGTGGTAGATCAGGGATGCGGATCTTAGGGATGTTAAACATCTGTGGGTTACCAAACCCGTGACGTTGACCACGGTTGATTGGCACGGCCATCGCACGCAGCATTGCGTCGTCAGCGTTGTCGCACAGGTTGGCGAACTCACCAAGGAACTCAGGTACTGGAGGTCTTACAATAGGGAACTCCAGTTTCATCTGGTGGCCCCAGCTCTTGACCACTGCATCACGGCTGTACACCTTGGCAATCAGGTGGTTGTTGTTGCCGCAGTGGATAGGGTCGGTCATGATGAGGATGTCAAGCTCGTCGTCGATCATGAAGTTCCCGTCGTGCAGATCCCACTGCACCAGATCACCGAAGAACTCACCGGCCTTGATGCCTGCCAGTGTGACAGGTGCATCGTTCAGCGGGCGGTCGTGGCAGTCCTGCACTCTGCCGTAGCAGGCAGCCTTGGCAGAAAAGAAGTCACGGTCGAAGCGAGTAGCAGCTGGGTCTGCATTGCAGCGGTACTCAGCGCACTCATACTCTAGGTACTGCGGCAGCATCACCATGAACACGTCATGCTGCGGGCTGAAGGTTGCGAACTTGAACTCAGGCACACCGGGCATAGGGTTAGCCATTGCCCAGTGTACATACGCAGGGTACGAGTCGCCGTCAACACGACCGCACACCTTGATGCACCACCCCTTCACATCCTTGTGTGACCAAGCGCTGCCATAGTTCCCGCTACCAAGGCAGTGGAAACCAGCTTGCTGCAACTTGCCCTTGGTTTCCTGATAGTCATCGGACATGCACAGGAAAGCCTTCTCCATCAGCTCAAGGAGCTGCACCTTGGTGTAGTTGTTGCGACTCATGATTGTACCCTCAAGTAAGCTAGCCCTCGGTCGGGCAGTTATGGTTGAGTAACCAGCGATGCACCCTGTTGCCAAGGTGCATGACTTCTTACTCACGGCTGAGCCACCAGATGGCAGCCAACCACGCCAGATTGTACAGCAGGATACTACTTGCGAGCCACATAGTACTGGCCTGCAAAGCGAGTCCAGCTCTTGGCCTTCTCAGCTTGCTGCTGAGTTGACGACTTGAACTCACCAACGTAGGTGGCCATTACTTCAGGCGCACTGACGTTGTAACCGGCGTAGTTGTTCTCGCCGTAGGCCAGCCACGCATTGTACTGGTTGTCCAGATACATTACGCAGGCTTGGTTGCACTCCTTGAGCAAGTCCTTCACTTGCTGTGTGAACTGCTCGATGGGCAAGGCGTAGCACTGCTCCTGCTTGCCCTCATAACAGCCAGTGCCACCTTCAAACGAGGTGACACCAGCACCCTTCAGCGCCTCGATGTCGGCCGCTGCGTTGGCACGGTTCAGTGCCACCAGTACTACAGGTTGTTTGCCATTGACACGCATGTTATTTCTCCGGGTTCGGTAGACAGAGTTGAGGTTTCAGTGCTCGCCACTGGCGCAGCTGAGCAGCTTGGAAGAAGTACAGTGGAACGTGCGACAACCACCAGTCCGCAGTGCTGCTTGACATGCGGTGCTTAGGCGGCAAATGAACCACGTTCACAGTGATTGGACGACACGGCGGAACTCCGCTTTGTCGCCGAAGTGGTCAAAAAGGCGAACTACAACCTTGCCTTCCTTGCATGACATACTCACAACGAAGCTCTCGCCGGGCATTTCACGCTCCATACGCCGGGCAAGTGTTGGCAGGCTGCTCTTGTCGATGAACAGCACAGCGCCTTGGATGATACCGCTCATTTGAATGACTCCAGTGCTTGAAGGGCCAGATAGATCCAGTATGCAAACAGACCTATCTCGCCGATGATTACAGCAAAGCAAGCGGCGATGCTCCACCGCACCCACCACTCACAGCCACGTTTCTTACAGGCGCGCTGCTTCAAGGCACACCTCGTCGATGATGTCGATGTTGTGGTAGCCTTCCGACCCGGCGAACTCCACCGAGTAGTAGGACTCCTTGCCCATGACGTGGACTTGCACAATGGTGCCGAAGCGACCGACGTTGTACTTCTCTGGAGCCATGACGCCGAACGTGGTCACACGCACGGCCTTGACTCTATCCGACTCTGCGAACTTCGGCATGTTCCTCGCTCCAGCTGGCGGCAAGCGGCATGTCACGGTGTGGATCACACACAGTCTCACCTTGGAAGGTGAAGCCCTCGCGCAGTTCATGTTCAGCAGCTGTGAGCAGTGCCTTGAAGGCAGTCTGCACCAAGTCGCCATTGGTTGTGTTCAGGCTGATAGGCCACGGACGGCCAAGCCACGGATACTTCTCACCGGTCTTGGAATCCACGCCGTCTGGACAGTTGACACGCAGGCACAGACCGTGCTCGCGGTTCTCAATGACAAACTCCACACCCTTGTACTGGATGCGGCTAGCCACGGTCATCAGACGGACAAGATTGGCCCGTTGTTCGTGCATAACCTCGTGCATACAGATTGCTCCTACTGTTAGTTCAAGCATGCCTGCACGGAGATACAGGCATGGTTCAACCAACACTTAACGCGGCAGGATCGCATCCATACGAGCCTGTATTGCTGCTATGAACTGGTCATAGTCGTCACGCACCTTGAGCCCAAGGTACTTTGCCCACATCGGACGCAGCTTCTTGCCACGCATGGCCGAGTGGCTAAGTCCAACCTTCTCCATGCGAAACTGGCTCTTGAGTATCGCAAGGCCAGCGTAGTCCAACCCCTCAGGGCTTGAGATTGCGGTCATAGGTCACCACCAATGGCTGCTTGGTTGGAATGAAGGCACGGATCATGCCTTGTGTGAAGAACAGCGCTGCTAGGATCACAGGAACCTCACAGGAGTGTAATAAGCGAACATGTAGCCAGTCACGAGATCGTGATTGTGTGCTACTTCTCGGATGATACGACTTGCGACATTACCGGGCCGCCAGCCGACGTTGTTGAAAGGCAGTGCTACCATAGCTTGTACCATGATCGTTACCTCGGTTAGTCCAGCGAAGGGCTCCCGCAGAAGCCCTTGACTTGCTTAACCGTTTGCTACGCCAGCCAGTGCATCGTCAGCAGCTGGCTCCTCGTTGGCAGCGAGCGGAGCTGGAGTGCTAGCCTTGATCTTCAGAGGCTTGACCGCAGTAGCCAGCTTACGCACGGCGATGAGATCATCGCTGTCCAGATTGTTGCGATCATCCTTGGCAGCCTTCTCGGCACGCTTGATGAGCTTGGCCATTTCTTCTTGCAAGTCGAATGGCTTGAATGCCGCTTCTGGCTTGAAGTCCCAGAAAGGCTTGGCCATAGCCAGCTCAAGCTTGGTTTCGGAGTGCTTGTCGAATACTACGTTAGTGCCGTCCTCATCAATCGAGAACTTGCCGAAGGCTACAGCCCATGCCAGCAGAGCGTTGCGACGTGCAAAGCCCGGCAGAGCAGTGACTACACGTTGCATCAGTGTTACATCGCCATGCTCTTGTGCATGATACAGAGCCGAGCAGGCAACAACATGGATGTCGTCGGCCAGCTTAGCGCCAGTGGCTTGCACAGCTTCTACGGCCTTGATTGCTTTGGCCATGTCAGTGATGAGCTTGATAGTCATGATCTTATCTCCAGTGAGTTTGAGTCAAGGCGTCTGGTCATATACAGATCAACCTTGCCGAACCTCACTAGGTTCGTACCACATCTGTGGACAATCTCGCGGATTACTCCGTGGACTGCTCGCCATTCGGGCTGGCGTTTCACTGGGCTTATTGGCGACAGTGGCAAGCTATGCTAGCGCTTGCAGGCTAAGGACTCTATACGTCGAGTATCCCTTGCGTCACGACCATACAGCTGACTTTGTTGTGCTCTACCGAACAGATGCGAGCTTGTCGCCTTACACTGCTAAGCTTTGCACTCGCCGACCACCTATGGCAAGGCTGTTACCACTAAAGAGCGTTGTTGCTGTGTTACGGTTCGCATTCTACAGAGTTGCTGTGTAGCTGTCAAGCGTTTGTTGCTGTGGGTCTTAGCACCTGAGTCTGGAATTCCCCGATACAGCGAACTGTACCAAGACCGTGACTCGCTAGCCTCGCTCCAAGAGCTTGTTACTAGCTGGTGAGACATAAGGTACAGGTTCTGTACTAGCTTGTCAACATCTGTACCTCGCTGGTCGGTGGATGTAGAGTCCGTCGAGCCAGTGGTTGTATAAGACCATACTATCCGATCCCTTGTATACTACCGTTCGTCGGTTCCGTCATTGTCGATAGTATTGTCTGGATACCTACTGTCTAGCTAGTGAGTCCGTACCCTAGCTGGTTCCGTAGCTTGTTCCATGGCTAGTGGTAGCTTGTACCTGACTAGTAGTCTCAGATAGATGAACGTCTCCGTATCCATATAGTGAGCCAGTTAGCTAAGCAGGCAGACCAGCCGACAAGGAGACAGATACTCCCGGCGTCCGCCTAGATCATACCCGTCGCGCCCCGCTAGCCTGTCTCCCAGCCTGTCACACCGTTTCCCAGGGTGACGATAGCCCTGTCGATCATTCGCGCCTGAGGCGGGCACAGGCGAGCTTCCAGTACGCAGGCACGCGAGCCACTTGTCGCAGGCAGGCGCGCATGGGGGCATCGCGGAGCATTTGGTCGGAGGGGACGTGGCGCCTACACATCCCACTTTTGGGCCGGGTATCAGACTGGGGCCGTGTCTACCATTTCCTCGTACTCGATTGAATACACGCCCACGGTAGATCCGGTCACTACGATGTCCAGCCAGTAGGTGCCTGCTGGGAGGAGCCGTGGTGAGTTCTGGACGCTGACAGCGCCTGCCCCTGCTCCTGAGTTGACCGAGATCACTTCGCGCTCTGTGCCGCCTGTGCGGGTGCCTCCGACCTCGATAACCGTGGTTGACACATGGGCAGGAGTGTACACGCCGTTCTTGACGAACTTGGTGGGCAGCGCGGTGTAGGTGCCACCGTTGGTTGCTCCGACGTAGATGATGACCTCTGCCGCACCCGCTGAGCATGAGAGGCGCTGCTCGGTGAGCATGAAGGGCTTGGTGGCTGTGAGACGCAGCGTGGTGTTCGCTGTGAACTTTCGATAGGCACGGTATGCTCTGCCCTGCAAGAAGCCGAGAGTCAGCTCCTGTCGCAGCCCAGCGCCGTTGAAGCCTAGTTGAGTGGTGTTGTCACCCCTCAGATCTTTGTATGTGGTCGCCATCAGGGGCTACTCCGTTAACAGCATTGCAGGCACGGAGGGCTTCCTGATACGCCTGTACGGCTTCAGCGAGGCCACCCTGTGTGGTTGGGTCAATCAGCGGCTCTGGGCACGCTACCGGGAGCTGGGGAGCACACGGCGGGTTTCCTGCACAGGCTGTCAGCAACAGCAGGAGGGACAGCAGCCCGAGCCCATGCGTCATTCTCTTTGAGAGCATTTCTCAATAGGCTCCGGTTGGCGTCCGCACGGGCCTTTTCGTACTGGACTTGGACTTGGATGCGGCTGGTTTTGGCCTCCGCTTCGCTTTGGCGCTGTTTGGCTTCATTGAGGGATACCACCATAGCGGCTCGGCTCTCGGACATCGCCTTGATGCCCCACAGGCTGCCACAGAGGGCGAGCAGGAGGACGGCAACGGCGATGCCGAGGTACTTGGTCAGGGGATTCACAGAGGTTTGCTCCAGAGGGTTGCCTCGGCCTTGCGTCGGTCGATGATCCCGTAGCAGTTGTTGCTGCGGATGACGCAGTCGAGCTTCACTTTGCCCTTGGTGACGTACTTCCACTTGCCAAACTGGAGTCCAGCGGCAGCGTAGTTACCTGAGCGAGCGTGTTTGAATAGGGTACTGGCGGCGCAGTTGCCTCGGCCTACGTTGTAGCAGAAGGAGACGAGTGCGGCGTACTGGTTGGCGTTGAGTCCGGGGAGCTGCTTGGCCACCCAGTCGTATTCCTCGACAGCGGATGAGTAAAGCATGTCCCAGCATTGTTGCTTGGTGGCTGTCTGGTTCTGCTTGACACCACGGGTTTCCCCATAGCACAGTGTCCAGACGCCGCCTGTGTCCTGATAACTCTTGGTGGACAAGCCCTCAACGCCAGCCAGCAGGGCTACCGCCGCAGTAACTGCGATGGCGACCTTGTTGGCTAGCTGTTTCATGCGTGTACCTTACGTCAAGGTGATGGCGGACGAGGTGGCCGACACGGTTGCACCGGTGTTGGTGGTAGTCGCGATGACAGTACCGGAGCCAGCAGCCGAACCCTTCAGGGTTACGGACACGTTACCGGACGCATCGGTGACGCCAGAGGCTACCGACAGCGTGTTGGTTGCAGCTTGGGCGCCGCCTTTGGTGAAGTTCACCGTGGCACCTACGAGGTTAACGCCGTTGGACTTCACGTTGAAGGTCACGGTCGAGACTGCGGTGTTGTTGGCGAGGATCGAGGCAGGCGATGGTGCGCCAGCGGTGATGCCATACACGGGAGCAGCCACGTTGACGTAGGCGTTTACCGAGGAAATGAATGCACGGATGTCAGTGAACGCAGCTTCTGCGGTCTGACCTTTCGCCACTGCGATTTCAGCTTGGGAAAGCAGCCAAGCCACCTCACGACGTACCGCTTGGGCAGAACGCAGGCGACCGGGGGATGCAAATTGGGATGCACGAGCCATGATTTGTTATCTCCGACGAATAGTTGATTGAAAGATCCGAACGCTCGCCTGCATTGGTTGGCAGCGATTGTGGAGCATAGGGTCTTTCAGCCATTTGGCGTACTCAGCCTCTTGAGCAGACTTCTCTTTGAGCAGCTGGTCTTGAGCGAGGGCACGCACGAGGGGTGTGATTGCACCAGCAAGGGCATCGAGTCGGTCGTCCTTAACAAGGGCGCCCCGCTCACGGGTGATCTTAGTGAACTGATGCAGGAATGTGAACAGCTGACGCTTGGCCTGTTCGTGCCAGCCCGTAGAGGGCCAATCTTCTTCCAGCACAGTCTCGTCGAAGATCAACGAGCCCCTGCCGAGGATGGGTTCCAGCGTGTCGCAGATCCGCAGCTCCTTCTGCCCGGACTCCCACGTCTCCTCGACCTTGCCTTGCCAGCCGAGCTTACGCAGGCGGGGCAGCAGGATGTTGGTGAACGCACCGTTGCCAAGGTTCTTCTCGACATCGAGTACGTCAGGACGCCAGCGGAGGATTTGCTCTGCCAGTTTGTCCAGTTGTGGGTCGTCGTAGCCGCCCGGCACACCGCCGATTGCTCGGACAAAGATGTTGCCGTTGAGCTGATCGACTACAGCGTAAGCAGACTCGTCACCGTTGGCGCCGCCGCCAGCCGGGTCAATCCGCATCCTTCGGTGAGTCTGCTTCGCCAGCATCTTGCTGACCTCTTGCGGGAGGGAGCACATGACCTTGGTACTGCCAGATTGGTACTGGCGCAAGTACTCAGGTGTCATCCCTCGTACAACTGATTCCGGGAGCATTTCCCCGAGCCTCATGACGATGATGTTCTTCGCCTTGAGGGGATACCGCATTTCATCGCTGATAGCGGTGCAGAGCATGTACTGCAATTCAAAGTATGCAGCACCCTGACGTTCCTTGTTGCAGAGAGTTTCCTCGTTCAGCAGCACAGGGTCAGTCGGAGCGCCTCGTGTACCGGTGAGCCCGTGGCCCATCGTAATGCTACCATCCCGTTCGATGGCGGCACGAATCGACGGAGCCAGCATGTCGCCGTAGACTTCCATCTGCTGTCTGTTCGGGAAGCGCCCCGGCCAGATGCGAACGGAGAATCCTTGAGCAGGCAGATCGTTGTAGATCGACTCACCGGTCTGAGGCGTACCGAGGTACACGATTCGACCGTTGGTGCAGATGGCCGAGAATTCCTTGATTTGCTGGCGCAGGATCTCCCGGTTCGTTGCTGTCCTTGCGTTCTTCGGTGACTCGACGTCATCCGCGATCAGGAGGTCAGCCCGTTTACCGGGGAGGTTGCCGCCGATACCGACGCATCGTACCGAGGGCGACTTGTCCACACCCTTGAGGGAGAAGTGAACGTCGAACGCCTCGACCGATGTCCGGTCACCAGCTGAACTGTCCGGGCGTAGGCACGCGAGGATGTCCATGTTCATGATGATGCGGGTGATGAGTGTGCTGATCTCGCTCGACAGGTCGTTACCTGCGGACACGATTACAACACGGGTCTTCGGCTTCTGGATCAAGCACCAGACGGCGAAGATTGCAGTGATCGTAGACTTAGCCTGACCGCGTTGGGCCTGTACCATCAGGTACTGAGGCCCACGCTCTAGCCAGAGGGCTATGTCTTTCTGGATTTCGCTGGTGGTGAACCCAAGGAACTTCATCGTCACAATGAGGAACGGGACGAAGCTCTTGAAGGTATCCTGCAACAGCTCTAGTTGTTCCTGCCTTGGGTTCTTCGCACTCATTGCAGATTACCTAATCCTAAGTTGGGCATGCGGGCATTGAAGTCCGCCATGATGTCGTCCATTTCCTTGTCAGTGACGATACCCTTAGTTGCATCCTTCAGGTCGCCTGCCAACTTCTCAAGTTCCTTGTTGCCCGTTACATCGGCCTGCACACCATTGTCCTTGAGGAACGCACGGAGTACAGCTTGCTCTGCTGCTGACAGCGGAATACGCATTTCACGATCTGGGTTCATGGAGTCGTGTAACTTCTCCTCCCAGAACTGCGTGAATAAGTCGTGCAGTCCGCCAAGCCTTTCGCTACTTGCGGCCATCTTTGTTCTTCCTGATTCTGTCGTAGACATAGAACCCGGCTTGGATTACAATCCAGAGCAGAGTTGCTGCCTGTACGAGGTTAGACAATGGCAGACCGGAGAACCAGTCTGTGAAGCTAGCCCCGGCCACCGCAACTGGTGGGGCATTACGCACAACCACATCTGCGGTGTCCGTGACTAAAGTCATGATTTAATTCCTATTGTCGAAGATAACTTCAGGGTTGACTGTGACAACTTCGTAATCAGCTGGAGCTGGTCCTGCTGGGTATGGTACTGCGACTGTCACAACGTAGTCAAACGTGTCATCGGCCGCAACCCAACTAACCCCAGCGGGCAGAGTAGGAAGTACTGGGAACACTGCGACCAACTCTGAAAGTTGGTAAATGGACCCGTTTACTTCGATCTCAGTTGAGCTGACAGTGCGAAAGCTATACTCGTTGTCGCTGCGTTGGTATGTAACTTTAACTTTCATTATGCCCACCGCCCAATAGCAAAGATCATCAGAGAGTACGTGATAGTACCGGCGGTTGCGTTCATGCACAGGAACGACTGAGTAGCCGTTGCTGTTGGGAATGCAGAGCCAGCCGCCATCCATGATGTACCAGTTGAACTAACAAGAGTCATATGAACTACTGGAGAGCCACTAAACGCATGTGCAAAGTTGATCGCAGATACAAAACCACTACGAAAGATCGTACCATCAGCGGTAGTAACAGCGATTGGCCCTAGGTTGTGCTGCTTCCAGCACATCAAAGTGCCGTCCGTGAACTTGATGTATTCACCGTTGCCGTTAGAGCCGCGCTCAAGTACTGTTCCAGTTGGTGTACCACCGGACAGGCTGACAGTACCGACCACGTTTGTGCGGCGGTAGAAGTCCGGCAGGTTAGTAGCCACATCGTTGGAGCTAGTACACTGGAGCAGGGCTCGACCAGTAGCGCCAGAGGCGATGGTGGTGAACGTGTCTGTACCAGAGCCGAGCGGAACTTGGTTTGCAGCGATTGATAGTGCCGCGAGGCCAGTCAAGGTTGCGTCAAGCGGCTGCTTACCTGATTGCAGAACACTAATCTGACTAGCCTGCGTGGCGTTATCCGTTTGCAGGTTGGTGATGTTAGTGTTCTGAGTTACCTGAGAGGACTCCAATGACGCTACTCGGGACTCGAAGCTGTTAGCAGTGGCCAGCGCCGTGTTGGCAGTGGACAACGCAGTAGACGAGTTAGCGAGTGCAGTGTTGGCAGTACCAGCAATGGCGTTAGCAGTGTTCTCTGCGTTGGTTGCCGTTGCTTGAGCAGCGTTAGCCGTACTTACTGCGCTGTTAGCTGTTGACACAGCTGCGTTGGCAGTTGACAATGCAGTATTCGCAGTGCCTGCGATTGCGTTGGCAGTTGCGGCAGCGTCGTTAGCAGTTACTACAGCAGCGGCGGCGGCGTCAAAGGCATCGTTTGCAGTGCCTGCGATTGCGTTGGCAGTGTCTGTTGCAGCAGCAGCTGCTGCCACCGCTCCGTCTGCTGCACTAGAGGCAGCGTTAGCAGTAATCACAGCTGACTGTGCTGTGGACAATGCCGCCGCAGCAGTGGCCGTAGAGGCGTCCGCTGTATCCATTGCGTCGTTGGCTGTGCTGATGGCCTCATACGCTACAGTGGTAGCATTCTGGATGTCAGCCTTGGCCCGCTGTGCTAGGTCGCGTGCTTCCTGCACGATGAAGATGGTTTGCCTGTTGGCGAGATCCAGATCGGACTCTCCCACGTTCTGCAACGACTGGTAGTCAACTAGGTTGTACTCGTCCTGAGTCGCTCGATACACACGGCAGATGGTGCCCACCGGGCAAGCCGGAGTCACGTTGAATTGGTTTGGCCCCACGTATGCTACAGTTAGTGCCACCTCAGTTTCAGGGGTGGTTGGTGTAGCTGGGGTAATCTTGCTGGCCTTAACGTCCGACGCCGAGAGGTATGGGACGGTGCCGCCCGCAGCATCAGGGCGGTTGCCCTTGAAGCTGACGGTTCGCAGAGTCGTTACACCATCACCGGGAAAGTCGTTAGAGGCTAAATATGGATCAGGCATAACAGCCTCTCCTTGTTTAGGTGTCCATATAGTGAGCCAGTCCGACGTCCTTGTCGGTCAGGCATTTAGTCCGTGAAGTTCATCAACGGAGTGAGGTACGGCAGGTTCTGGCCGGGCAGTGCGCGGATCAGTTCCCGTGGGTCGCGCTGCTTCACAGCGTCCACAAGGTTGTTGATGTAGCCCACAGCAGGGATGGCCTCAGCCGCCCCACCTTGTTGGCCTGAGCGACCACCAGACACGGAGTTGCCGGTGAGGGCAGCGCCGCTGTCGATCACGTCACCAAGTACGCCGGAGATCGAGCTGTAGTTCAGCAGGTTCCTAGCGAACAGGGCTGGTGCCATCTGACGATCAATGTACTCTTGGCTGTCCTCACGGCCCGCAGCGTTCAGTTGAACACGAGCGGCTTGGATCGGGATAGCGAAGGACATCGAGCCAAGCAGCAGGCCCATCGCCTTGATGGTTCCTTGGTCAGCACGCTGGCGGCTCCACTGCTTCTCCATCGAAGTGAGGGAGAACGTGCGGAACTGGGTCAGCAGGCGCAGCAGGTCGTTGTGTGCCCATGCACCAGTCTCACCGATGTAGGTGCCTTGGATGATCTGCTTGCTGCCACGGTGGACAGCTTGCACGAACTCAGCCATTGCTTCCGGGTCGTTGGACTTGGTGATGTCGAGAGCCTTGAGGCTGCCGTCTGGGTTAAACTCAGCGATGGCTGGCAGATCCGCCTTGATGCGGGTGCGCAATGCCTCGTTGAAGCCCATGCTTGCCAGAGCCACGTTCTCCTCGCCAGTGTTGATGAACCGCATCGACTTCATGACGATCTGTTCAGACATCCCACGGACTTGTGCGGAGTGGACGTAGTGGAAGCCAGAGAGCCACGGCATAGCCTGTGCGCCCGCCCGCAGTACACGGTCGAATGCGTTCAGGTCACCAGCGCCCCAGACTTGGGTATCGTCCAGCTCTTGGTACGGGAACACAACACGCTGGTCGTTACCGATTGGGCCGCCCACCAGCTCCAAGCTGTGCAGCAGAGGGTTCTGCTTGCCTTGGTGAACTTCCTTGATGAGGCGTGGCAGCTCGCCTACTTGACGCAGTGCGCCACCGAGGCCCAGCAGAGGCAGGGCGTTGGAGAACTCGGCGAACTGGTTGAAGGCCATACCACCCAGCATGCTCATGGACGACAGCAGACGAAGGTTGCCCATCGGCTTATTTCCAGTACCCGGCAGAGGGCGACCGTAGAACTCAGCAGCGATCTGGTCGAATGCACGCACCTCGTCGATAGTGGCTGGGTTACCACCGGGGCCGAAGTCAGCCAGCAGGCGGCGCAGTTGCATCAGACCGTGTTGGCCATAGATGCCGAAGTTGGCCAGAGCTACCTCACCGCTTACACGCCGGGAGTAGTCCTGATAGAGCTTGGCTTGGTCGTGCTCGAAAGCATCGCTCAGGCTGAACTCATCACCTGCTTCAGTGGTAACAGTCTTGTCGAGGTCAAGGTCCAAGCGCTTCTTGGTGAAGCCTTGCCCACCTCGGCTGAACTTGCCCAGCAGCTTCTCGATCTGGTCGTCAGGCACACCGCCTGCACGCATCACGTCCTTGAGGATGTCGCTTGCCTCGTCGCTGTACAGGTTGGTTGGAGGAGTTACACCACCGCCCGCTTCCATGCGGGCACGCTCAACGTAGCCAGAGGCGATACGCTCAGCGAACGGGCGGTCATTCCACAGTGCTTCCAGCTGATCGGCAAACTCGTTGGACAACGCACGGCGCTGCTCAAGGGTAGCGCTGCGAGCCCACTTCTTGCTGATGCGGCGCGGGGTGTAACCACGGCTGGAGTCGCCCAGACGGGCAGAGCCAATGGTGTTCCGCGACTGCTGGTCAACACGCATGCGGTCGTAACCACGTTCCAGCTCGTCGGCGTACTTGCGCACGTCTACGTCAGCGTTGTGCGGTGCGGCGTGAGTCTCGCGGCTGCGAATCTCTGCACTCACTTCACGCATGAACCGGTCGCGCAACTCGCCGGACATGATGTCGGTGGCGATGTTGCCGTTGTTGCGGTTGCGCCATGCGGTGTAGTGCTGCTCTGCGTTGGCCAGTGCCTCGTCGTACTGACGCTGCAACAGGTTCTTGTCCAGAGCTGCGGTACGGCCACGACCCAGTGCGCCGGTAGTGTTCTCCAGTAGCACGCCAGCCACCATCCGTGCGGCAGGGTTCTTCGACTTGGCCAGTTGCAGGCCAGTGGACGCGAGCCACGGCATCTTGCCGAGGATGCTGTCAACGCGAGCGGCGTCTGCCGGGTTCTCGTTGGCCCAGCGGGTAGCACGGGCAGCCATTTCGGTGAGCACTTGGATGTCGGCTGGGTTGGATACCAGAGCTTCGTCAATGCCCCACAGGTTCCCGATAGCCTCACGCTCACCCTTAGGCAGCAGGACATCGTTCGGTGGGACAACCTTACCCTCCGCAGTCACAGTAGCTTCATCCAGTGCAGGCATGAACTTACGGCCATTGGCAACACGGGCGTGTACGATGTTCATGGCCTCAGTGTAGCGGCGGCGCATGATGTCGTCCAGCTCGCGCTGTACAGCTTCTGGCGAAGGGTTTGGTGCAAGGTGCTCAGCCGCTGTGTTCAAGTCCTTGACAGTCTCGGCTGCTGCTGCGTCCTGAATCGCCGTCCCGGCGCGGTGCTGCTCCTCACCCATGTAACGGGTGTACTTCTCAACTGTCCAGCCACCGGCCTTGTTCTTAACGTGGTACTCGGTGTTAACAATGGCAGGGCGCTGCATCAGCTCGTCAGTAACGCCGAGGCTGCGGGTAAGCAGAGTCTCCTCGTTTACGCCAAAGCCAAGGATCTTACGCACGGTGCCGACTAAGGCGTTCAGCAGGGAACGGCCATCACCACGAGCTGGTACGCCGGACAGGAACGACAGGAACTTGTCGTCGCCGGAGTACAGGCCAGCAGTGAACTCGCGGATGTTGGACAGGTAGTAGTCCGAGTTGCCACGAGGTTTGCGGGTCTTAGCAGCTTGACGTGCAAGATCATGCAGTGCAGTGATCTCTTTGGTCAAGGCACCGATGGCGCTGTCTGGATTGCGTGCGCCGTAGGCAAGGCGGTCAACTGTCAGTGCATGAGTGACCTCGTGCATGATAACCCAGTCAGCCCGGTCTTCAGGATTGACGCGAACCATATGGTCGCCGTTGTTGAAGTTGCCACGCTTGACGCCTTTGCTGGTGCGGATGTGGATGTCGTCGCCCATTAGCTGGAGCAACCGGCCTGCCTGAGCCACCAACACTGGATCTTGGTTGGTGTCCATGATGCGGGCCAAGTCTTCCTTGGCCGACTGGGTGAAGCCTTCCACCTGCTTGTTCGGAGCCTTTGGCGAGTGCTTGGCCCATGCCTCGTCGATCACAGTCACTGGCTCGCGGGCCATAGCAGCGGCCTTCTGAGCCTCGACTTCCTTGACGACTGATGGCACGATAGCCTCCGTGGTTTCTTGGTCAGGCACCTTGGAGCCAGCACGCTCACGGGCTTCCCGCATGAGGACGTGGGAGTCCATGAGGCTTTCCTCACGCGAACGTACAAGGTCGTCCGTAGCGCTTGCCACACGAGCATTCAGGCCGTCTGCCGAGGCCGACTTCATGCCTGCCATAGCGCCCAGCCCGCCGAACGCCAGCCCGAAGCCAGCGGCATAGGCGTAGTCGCGGTCGGTCACATGACCGCCAGCAGCGTCAACCAGAGCCGTGATGCCGACGTTCCCGACGACACCCTCAGCAGCGCCAAGGCCGACGCCCCGCGCCATCTGGCCAGCCCGGAAGGCAGCCTGAGAGCCCATGCCGATGACCTGTGCCGCCTTGCCTACACCGAGGCCAACGCCCCAGCCAACAGGGTCAAGGATACCACCGGTCAGGGAGGCAGCCACAGCCCAGCCAGTGCCGTGTGCGGACATCATGCGCAGGTCTTCCTGACGCAGCTTGACCTCGCCCATACGGGCCTGCTCCTCAGCCAGCGAGCGGGACTCACGCATGAACTGCCGGTCCTCCTCGGACAGGCCGATCTCAATCTGGTCACGGCGGGCAGAGTAGTCGTAGGTTGGATCAGCCGCGTACTCAGGGCGGTTCATGCTTTGCAGCAGGGCCGGAATAGCGGTGGTTTGGTTGAATGCAGCGCCCACCATGTCGCCGAAGCCGGTGGCCTGCTTGACTTGTTCAGCGTCAACGCCTGCCTGCTCCACTGCCTTGATCTGTGCAAGGTTATCAGTGAACACTGGCTCTTGGTGCCCAGCTTTGGCCTGCTTGTTGGCGAGGTTGTAGGTGTTCTGGCCGACTTGCTGGATCAGGCTAACGCCGTCACGCTCTATGTCGTCCTCTGCCTTGCCGCTGTCACTGGCTTTGTCCACCATGCTGGCGAGTGCCTGCACAACAGCGTTCTTTGCGAAGCCTTTCAAGCTAACCGAGCCACCACGTTTGGCAGCTGCGTTGTTTGCACGGATGCCTCGGACTGTGATACCATCGCGGAAGGTTCCGGTGTCGGTAGCGCGGTCGATGTCCATGCGGTCGCCGTATCCGCTTGGAGTTGCACGCAATGCACGGGCGTCATCCACATCGGCCTGCAATAGTTCCACATTCTTGTCGTGTACTACCGCATCGGCTGTTTCGAGGTTTGTAATATCCACTTTGTTTCTCCGTTGCAGTAAGCATTGCGGAACCGCCTGTTGCCAAGCGGTTCGACACTGTTTACTCCTTGAAATAGGGTTGAGATTCGTAGAACTTGCGCAGCTCCTCAGAGGTTGCGCCCATCTGCACAATCCTGCCGTCTTCAGTGGTGCCCATCAGCACGAACTTCGCAGTTACGCGCCCTTGGTTGTCCACTACGTCCTGCCCACGCACGACTGTGATGCTGTCGGTGCTGTCCTTGCCCCACTGCTCCCAGAATCCACCGGTGTTAGCCTGCCCAGTCTCCCAAGGAGCCTTGCCAGATGACTTGCCGCCGAAGATGTTGGTGTAGGAGTGGGTTGGTTCGTTCTGTTTGGCGTTACCGGCAGGCAGTTTGAACCCTTGGGCGTTGGCTTTCTGTGCGAAGAAGTCCGAGAATGCCCGGCCAGCTGCGTCAGGAGCCGCACCGATCAGCACAGCCAATGGCTTCTGCTCAGCACTGGACTTCTCGTAGGCATACGGCCCGATGATGTCCACTTGTTGCTTGGCCAAGGCCAGAGCCTGTGACATCGCCTCGGTTTCGTTGACTCCGAGCTGAGACTTCAGGGTATCGAGGTTGCGTGCAGCGGTGTTGGCCAGTACGCCCATGTTGTTCTTGGTCAGCGGTGTGCTGCCAGTGAAGAACGAGGCCACCATACCGGGCTGGTCAGACTTGACGGTATCCATAAGCTGCTTCTGCACGGCTGCCTTAGGAGTGACCTGTAGCTTATTGACTGGCGTGCCGAAGCTAGCCTGCCATGCGAGGTCGGGCAGCATACCAGATGCAGTGTATTGCTTATAGTTGTTCAGTTTGACCACGTTATCTGCACCAAAATACCCAAGGGCAGTGGCCTTACCTCCCGGCTTAGCGGTCAGTGCATCGTATTGAGCGACGGACTGATCGAGCATCGGGGTGTAACCACCAGAGCTGGCGTAGATACCGGACAGCATGTTGTTCTGGAGCGGCTTGTTGATGTATCCCGAGCCACCGCCACCCTCACCAACGTAGTTCTTGGTGATTAGGTCGTATGGGTCTTTGCCTGCTTCCTGATGGCGCTGTACAATGCCGAGGAAGGTCTGGTCAACCACCTGCCGTGGGATGTTGGAGTCAAGTGCAGCCTGTGCATTGCCTAGCACCACAGCGGTGCTGGTGCTAGCTACCTGCTCGTTCAGTGTGAGCTGAGCCTTGCTGCCCTCGGCGGATGCCTTAGCTGCGGCCTGTGCTGCCTTATAGTACGCCGAGTAGTCGGACTGGATGAACCGAGCCACGTCTTTCTTGTCGTACACATCACCGTCAATACCGGTCTTCAGCCTGAACTTGGTGTTGACGTTCTCCATAGCAGCTACACCTTGGGCTGGAGTCATCTGGCCGGTAGCCATGAGCCCTTGGATACGGCCCATTTCTGCGCCGAACTCCAGAGTGCCCTCCTTTTCACGGGTGCGGGACTCGTAAGTCTCACGAGCGTCGATCAGTTCCTTCTGTAGCTCTGCCGGGGCGGCGCTGAACAGGCTACCCTGCCCATCACGGTCTGCCCACACAGCCTGCGCCATGTAGTGGTTGCCCTTGGCCATGCTGGTGATGGTCGCAGTCTTCACCGCTTCCCAGTAGGAGTCGGCAGACTGGCCAGCCAGCGGTTGCCACGAGGCCAATGCCCCGGACAGCGCCATGTTACGGTCTTGCTCAGTGGCCGTACCTTCCTGCCAGCCTCGTGCAGCGGACTGAATGGTGTCACCGGCTTGCAGCATGGCGTTGGTGACCTGCGTTTGCATGTCAGTCTGCTGCCACTTGTAGTGCTGCTTGGCGTGCGCCTTGAAGAACGGGCCAGCTGACTCAACCATCTTCATCTGGATTGCTTGGTCGGTGACGTCATCCCCTGTTAGGAATCCACCCATGCGGCCAATGACCTCTTGGCCTACTTCATCAGGGCTGATCTTCTGGAGATTGTCCATGTCACCGTACAGGTCAGCAGTGTACTTGTCCACCTGAGCGATCTGGCTGTACGCACGGGCACCCTGCACGGTGCTGGTAGGGCCGAAGATCTGGGTGTACCAAGGCTGCTCGTCTACGATGTCCTTTACCGCCTCACCAGCCATTGTGCGCTGCACGCCGGTGAGGAAGGCTTTGTTCTGCTGCTCCTTCAGCTTGCGGTCAAGGATACCCTTGCCGATTTCGAGCACAGCGTCGAGGGTGCGATCCTCTTGGACAGGCTGCGCAGCCAACGGTGCGATGCCTTTAATGACGCCGCCGCCCTGTAAGCCGCCACCGCCCAGCTGGACGTTGGATGAACCGGCTTGCGGTGCGCCGGACACGTTTGTGGCCCCGCTGCCGAGGTCGTATTGGAATGGGCCTGCCATTGAGTGTTACCCCTTAAACCAACTGGACGGCATCTGCACTGGAGTCTCCACGCCCGTTACCGGGTTGAATCCGCCAGTCTGCAACGCCGCGCCGGACGATGGTTGTGATTTGAAGAAGCCAGCTAGGCCAGTGCCTACCTTGCCCACTGCGTCGATACCAGCTTGAGTGCCGAGCACTGACAGCCCAGCGTTCAGGAACGGGTTCCCGCCGTCTGGTGCGCCGACAAGGTTAGGGACGGACTTCACCTGCGTTACTCTGTCGAGGAACACGGTGTCATCTTGCCCAGCGATGGCCTGCTCGTTTACTGCGGCTATCCTTTGCAGGGTGTCGTAGCCAGCGTACTTCCTGTTGCGTTCAAGTTGCTCAAGCTCCCGAGCTTCCCGGCCTCTGATTACTCCATTGAGCATTTCAACCGTGCTGCCACCAATGCCAGCTGCCGAAGCAGCCGCCATCAGTGCGCCGGTCTGCTCAGCGGCTTGGATCTTAGTGTTGAGTCCTTGGGTTTGAGATTGCTCCTGTAACCTGAACAGGTTTTGCGCCAATGCCTCGCCCTGCTTAGCGGCGTTCTTGAAGACTTGCTGGTTGCCCAGCGACTGCCGGAAGCGGGACAACGCCCCGCCTGCGGCTGCCACTGTATTGTTTGCTTGCGTGAGTTGGTCTTGTATGCCCGCGTTGAACACGGCCATGTTATTTTGAGCCTTGACCTGCTTCTTCGCCGACTTCTTGGCCAGCGATTGCTGAAGCAGGCTAAGCCCGAATTGTGCGGCGAGTACCCACATTAGCCGTTCCTCTGCGTGTAGAACTGACCGGACCACTCAATGCTGCTGAGTGTCAGCGGTAACCAGTTCCGTGAAGTTAACCGCAGCCGGAACTCACGGACCTCCTGCTGAATGTCAACAGGAACTGTGATGGTGTCTGCGATCTGTTGCGTATTGAGAACCCAACTGCCTGTTGGCCGGTAGATCCAGTCAAGGACTTCATACTGCGCCGATACTGGCTCGGTCATCCCACGGAGGTAGCCCCGCATTGCTGCTGACTTAGACAGTGTGATGTTGTACGAACCAAGGATCAGCGTACTATCCAGAATCGCCTTCTCCTTCTTGTCCCGCATGTACGGGGCTGTTGGTTCCACTTCACTATCGAAGTAGGTGCCCATCAGCGCGAAGTCAAAGTTGTAGTCTGGTGGTAGCACGTCGTCAAGCTTCTGGTAATCCGCAAGCGGCTGACCAAGAAACTTGTACTGGAGGAACGCCTCTGGCAGGGCAATTGCTGACTGCGCAACACCCTGTGAGGTCCAACCGGTATGCCAGATTGACCCAGTGTTGAAGCTGAATGGGCGCATACTGTCAAGGTACGGGTTGGTAGACAAGTTGGCCGAGCGGCTGAACTCGTCGAGGCACAGCATTACACGATCACCTGCACCATATCGTAGGGTTAGCGCGAGCAGATTACCTGCCCTTCCGGTGATACCAACCAACGAACCCAACACGCTGTTGAACGTCCAACGGCTCCATGAGTCGTATAGGCGCTGAGACTGGTCTGCGGTGTCCAAGTAGTTGAACACGTAGAACCCGTTCGTGAACTCGCGTGTGCGGATGAACAGGGATGCAGGGCTAGTCAGTGCAAGTATCTGCCTTGGTGTACCTTTAAGATACCCGTCAAGCTGGCTGGTGATCTCAAACGCTCGGAAGCTATCTGCGTAGTCGCCTGTCTGCATTTGCTGGAGAGTCAGTCGCCCGTCACGCATCTGGCTGAAGAAGATGTAGTTACCTGTTGCCACAGGTGGACAGGTTGTTGTATCCTCATAGGCAGATTGTGTTGCGACGTACTGAGTCTTCGGCGACATTGCGGAGCGACCATCCAGCGCGTACTGCTGCTGCCTGCCGAACAGCAGGAGCGAGCGGTCTAGCATCACACCGTCTGTGATAACGTCACCCTCTGAACCGAGAGCGAATACTTCAATCGGATCATCGTCAGCCACAGTTAATGCGGACTGCCGATAGAAGTTGAAGTAGTCACCAGACTTCGACATGCAAATAGTTGAGCCTGATACAAGCACAAGCCTGTCTTGGAAGTTTCCGATGTAGTCAATCCGCTTACCGAAGAATCCGGGGATAGGCTGCGAATCGAGGTCGCCGGCCACGGACTTGGAGTACGGAGTCTGGTTGGTGTCACCAGTAACGGCTTGTAGGTTCGCTTGGTTGGTTGCGACGTACAGGTTTGAACCGATGATCTGACCGATCAGTGTGATGAAGGTTGGGACTTGCTGAACTCCCGGCCCCTCTTGCCAGATGACTTCCTTGTAGTTGGCAACGCCGGTATTGTCCTTGGCCACAGCGGTGACGTAGAATACGCCAGATGCGTCGTTAGATCCAACGCCCTTTGGCCGCACCCGCACAGTCTTACCGACCCAGTGGTTCGGGCTGAGGTCGTTGATCGACTGCACTTCCTGTGCGATACCCTTCATGCTGGAGCCGTCGCCGCCGTCATCCACTTCTACGAAGTACGCGTCGGAGCTGTACAAGTGTGCGCCCTGCCAGTTGGTCGTGCCAGTTACTGCACCTGCCGCGATTAGCGACTGGGCGAGCTTGATGGCGATATTAGCTGGCTGGATGTCAGCGGCGGCTGTACCGATCCATTGGTTTACCGCAGTCTGGTATGCGTACACACGGTCGTTCACTTGCTTCTGATAGTCCGTGGCTGTGGCTGGGATGTCAGCAGTCGTGAGTGTGCCGGGGTAGTAACTAGACACGGTGGTGTATGAGGCTGTAAGCTTAGTACCCGAGCCATTCGTGAAGATAGCACGATAAGTACGGGAGTACGAGCCTTGCCGAATCCACACGGCTGTTTGGTTAGAGAATTCACCCAGCTTGTTTACTTGCGACAAGGTAGCAGGTGAGTTTACTGGGGCCAACAGCAGGTACTTGGCGATGTTACCAACAGCAGCAATCCCACCGTTAAGTGCAGCTGTCACTGCCGCAGCGTCTGCCGGATTAACAAGGACTTCCATGATCTGGAAAGTGTCCTTGTTAATGCAGATGAGTCCGGGGAAAGTCGAGCCGACTGGTTTAAGGTCGGGCCGGTACATCAGGCTGTACTCGACGCTATTGATGAAGAAGGTGTACTCTTTGAAGTACGTTGCGTCAGTGATAGTAGCGTCAGTAAGAGCAACACCGGTCAAGGTCTTCTCCCAACGAACCATCGAGCCGTGCCTGCGGGCTAGTCCGCGCACCGGGTCGGAGACAAAGTTGTCCTGCATCCAGTGCTGGCCGACAAAACGGTCATGCGGAACCTGCTCGGAGACGCCGCGAATCAGGCTCTCAAACGAGCCGGTTTCCTTACTCATGAGTACCTCTCATCCCGACCATAGATGCGGCGAGTTCTGTATGTGCCGCGACCGCCTGCCCCTTGCGTAAGCATGTTGGCAGCGACAGCGCGAATGTGGGTTGACTTGATGATGGCGAATGCTTTCTGATATGCAACCGTTGCAATGTTGATCTTTTCAGGATCAGCGTCGAACGATTCTTGGAAGTTCAGTACCGCACTTGTCTCCACAAGGCGCTGCGCTTGATACGGCAGATCATCTAGTGGGATCAGTCTGGTTAGCACTACCTTGGTCTTGCCTGTGGTAGTGAAGTAATCGCCTTTGCGGTTGTCGTACAGTCGGCTACCGCGAGTGGTCATCCACGGCGGGTTAGCTTCCACTACGAGGGCAAGCGTGTCGGCAGGAACATAGACGAATCCGTCAGTGTCTGCGTCGAGCTGCAAGAATTCTGTGTTAAACCACCAGCCAATTCCCTGCTCCTCCATCATGGCGGAGCGAATAGAGTTTTGTGCTGATGCGATGATAGGACTACCACCTGTTAATGAGTTGATTGGCGAACGGCCCATCGACTTCAGGCAGGAGTTTACGATGTCGAGTTCAGTGATGAAGGCCATACGATTCTCCAGAAACGCAAAAAACCCCGCTCACCGGTTAAGGCAAGCGGGGTTCATTTGTTACGGCATGTAGATCGCGCCAGCGTACTCGGCACGGTCAGGGGTGGAAGCGTAGGCCAGCCACGCATCGACGAAGTAGCATTTCGACAGGTCGTCGAAGAATGCGTTGGTCTTCAGTTCGATGTTAGCACCAGCCAACAGAGCCTTTGGCGACATCGCCAGAGCTACCAACTTGGTGAAGTCACCAACGTAGTCTGGACCCATCATGGCGGACACGGTGCCCGGAGTGGCCTCGGCTTCAACCCAGTTAGGCAGGTTGTTGGTCGAGACGACTGGAACGCCGAACGCCTTGAAGATGTGACCTTGGATCGAGGTGCCTTCCGAGGTGACGTACTCACCGTTGATTACCTGTTCGGCATCCAACAGAGTGTAGAACACGTCAGGGCGGACGAAGATCACGAGGTCGTCGTCAACTGGCAGAACGTCCTTGGCTTCCATCTTGGTGAACAGGCCACCGAAAGCGTCGTACAGCTTGGCCGCGTCTTGCTTGTCGCCAGCAGCCGCCAGAGTCTGGATCGAGCCACCGGTGAAGTTAGGCAGCGGGGTGCCGTATGGGGAGTTGGCCGACAGGGCAGCCTTCACGCCTTGGATCAGGAACGATTGGTCCTTCAGCTTGGCGATTTTCTTGCCGTGTTCCATGCCGATCTGCTTACGGGCATCGAACACAGTCTGGAAGGTATCCAGTTCTGGCAATGCGGCGCGAGCGATGATCGAGCGGTCGATGGTCACGGAGTTCTTGCTGAACGCCGAAGTGGTGCCATCAGGAATTTGGCCGGGGATGATCTTTTGCAGAGTCGATTCACCAACTGCGTAGTTGGTTACGGTTGCAGTGCCCTTAACAGAGCGAACTGGGAGCCAGCCCTCGGTAACGGAGCGGCGTTGGATAGTGCCTTCTACGATGCCGGTGAATTCCTCAATTACGAGTTCCAGCGGATCGCCGCCCAAGTTCTTGGCGTTGGGGCGTGTTACGGTATATGCGTCAAGAGGCATGGGAGCACTCTCCATAGAATGATTTGGTGATCGGAAATTTCCGTATCCATATAGTGAGCCAGTTAACAGACGCACGAAATCCCTGCCAGCGAGGGCAGGGACTCATGCTTAGTTCATTACTGGACGCGCTTACGGAGCGCTGCGTACTCGGGGCTGTTCATGTAGGCGCCCCCGCCGTAAGCTTTCGACAGCTTCTCGGCTTCCCGTGCAAACTCTGCACGAGTGATCTTGGTAGTCTCCTGAGCCACACGGCCCGACTTGACTCCCGCGTCTTCCTTAACTGCACCCTTCTGCGGAGTGTACTCCACGCCAGATGCGTCACGGTGCAGGCCAGTAAGATAGCCCACGGCGATCTTGGCCGAGAACGGCTTCGACAGCATTTCGTTGAGTTCGGCCAGCTCGTGTGGGTCAGCGTTCTCACGCGCCCAGCCGATGGCCTCGCCCCACTGCTCGTTGGTGTAGCCTGCTTTCTCCAGAGCGCCCGACACCGCGTCAACGATTGCAGTCTCCGCAGCAGCGTTCTGCTCGGCGTACTTGGCGTGAGCTTCCTCGGCCAGCTTGACGTGCGATTGCCAACCGGGGATATTCTTCTCCTCCAGATAGGCAGCCAGCAGGGAAAAGTCGCCAGTCACCGCAGCCTGAATGGCAGGGTGCTCAGCGTCCAGACCGGCACGACCGAAGAACGACAGCGCCACGTCCAGCTTGGCATCGCCTGTCGCCTCATAGGTAATAGGCTCGCCCGCTTCTACCTTGTCCGGTGCTGGCTTGCCCTTGTCAGGCTCCGCAGTGGTGACGGCTGGGGTGGACTGAACCACCGGCTGGGTCACTGGAGCGGGTTGTGTACCTTCGGTTGTTACGACTTCTTCAGCCATTATGCTCTCTCTTGTGGGATAGTAGCGGCGTCAACTGTGTTCGTGGCCGCTTGCTGTTGTAGGGCTTGCGATTGCAGCGCGGCGTTGTTCGCCTGCTGTTGCTCAGGAGACAGGATGTACCGGCCTTT